CGCGCGCACGTATCCATGGGGGGGGGATACATAGGGGGATACCCCTTGTCGAAACCTATATTCTTGCGACAACTAATAATAACAAACACTTATAGGTAGGTTACGGCAAGAGTAGGGGGGTTCCGGCATTGGATGGGTGCTCCCCCATGGCCCGCATAAAAAAATAAGAACAAAACCTAATAAATCTTCTAAAAAACAAAAACCAATGATATACCAGGGATGTTCAAAATCATTGGAGTGCTTCGCATGGCGATCAAAATCGAGACGGACATCCCCCCACCGGTGAGGTGGGCCAATCCTTCGCGCCCCCGGAATCCCCACCAAGTCGGCAGGCCGCAGGAATGGCCATGGGACGACATGCAGCCTGGGGATAGCATCCTGCTTCCGTTGGGCGCGAAGTTCCCATCCAGCAGCATTCAGAACTGGTGCAAGAAGCATCCAGGCTCCCGCTTCGCCTCCCGCACGGAGGATGGACGCATCCGGGTATGGCGCACGGCTTAGAGAGTGTTAATTGGAGGAAAAGAATCATGACCCACGCTAAAGCCCTGGCCCACCTGCGCGAAGGCGATCCGGCGGCATGTGTCGCCGCCCTGGCCAGCACGTCAAGACTGGCCGGCGTCGTCGCCGCACTCATCAGCGGTGGCTTCATCCAGGCGGCCGAGGATGCGCTGATGGAGGTGGGCGAGTGACCTGCGCCAAAGTCCGCGTAACTGCCCGCCTCGTCACCCCTGATGGACGCGTTTCCTACGGCGCCAACGACTGCCGCCGCCCCCACTACATCTGTCCCCGCATCGCCGCCGGCCACGGCCGGGACGATTACCGGCTCTGCCAGGACGCATGCCAGCAACCCGGCCACGCCGAACGCATGGCCATCCTCGCCGCCGGACCCTGGGCGCGGGGGGCGACCATCTACGTGGACCACTGGCGGGTCTGTGACGGCTGCCAGGCCGCCGCAGCCGCCGCCGGGGTAGTCGCGGTGGTCCCCTACGGAGCAAGGCCGTCAGCGGGCGAAAAAACCCCCGAAAAATAAATCGCGTTGTTTGCGTTTTGTGTTTGACGTCATCCCGTCATGGGTTTAGGTTACACACATGGCCGGCGGATGGCGCAGGCAAAGACGGAGACGACGACGATGATCGAGATATTCACCAACCACGCCACACTGAACGTGGCCACCTCCATCACCCACTCTGGCCGCAAGGCTGACCGCTGGATGGTTCGCCTTTGGGTCGGCCCCACCTTCACCATCCGGACATTCTCCAACAAGAAGGAGGCGACCGCCTTCGCCAAGGAGGCATTGGCCGCCTAACCCCGGCGGGCTTCGGCCCGCCATTCCCGCCCCAAAAATGGAGAGACGAACATGACCAGCACCTACACCCTTCTGATCGCTATCGACCGCGAAAGCGGCGCCCTCTGGGGTGGCGTCGAAATCAGCGACGGGATCGACGCACTGCGCGCCGACATCATCGACAATCTCTCCTCGGCCGGCATCCAGGAAAGCGACGAGGACGGCAACCCCACTCCGGTGACAGGCATGGCGATGGCTGACCGCTGCACGGTCTATCGCGTGGTACTGAGCGACTACATGGACGAAGCGCCGTACTTAGCGCCAGCCAACGCGCTGAACCTCCAACGCCCCCTCCGCGAAGGCGATGAAATCCACGGAGTGCGGATTGTCTCAATCGAATACCCGGAGGCGACGCCATGACGCCGGAACGTATGGAAGAACTCCTTCGCGAATGCAGCTGGGCGCCAGCCGTCTTTGCCCGGCGCTGCGGGTACAGCATCAGCGCAGGAGCCGCCTGGACATGCGGTAAAACCCGCATCCCCCAGGAGGTGGCCGAATACCTCGAAACCGCCGCCGTTCTGCTGAGCAGCTTCGACAAGCCCGCCGGCACGCAAGCCCGCCGAGGCAGGCCCAGGAAAGCAGGCAAAACGCCATGATCACCGTCTGGACGCTGCTCATCTTCGCCAACCCCTCCCTCCCCACGGCAACCATATTCCGCAGCCCAGAAACCTGCGCCACCGCACTAGCCGAGGCAGCGCGCCACATCCCCGAACGCATCGAGGCGATGTGCGTGCAATCAGTCATCCCGACCATACTGGTGCGGCGGTAAGCGAAATTTACGGAAGACCTCGCATATTTCCGCTTGCAGGTTATCCGCAATGCGCGCATAAAGACTGCACCGAGGCGCTACGGCCCGGCTAACCGAGGATTACCCCGATGACCGATCTCGACACCGCCTCCGCCGAACTGAACGCCGCTTTCGAGGCCGCCCGTTGCCCGCTCATGGCCCGCGCCGGCCAGCGCGCTATCAAGTTCTTCAAGGTGTACGGCGGCGAGCTCTCCGGCCATGGCCGGGCCGGCTACAGCATCGGCCGCGCCGAAGCGGTTCGCATCGCTCGCAGCTTCGACATCTCGTTGCCGGCGTAAGCCGGCGCAAATAAAATCCGAATAGCGCGCATATTCTCGCTTGCAGGGAATGCGCGTTCTGCGTATAAAGACTTCACCGAGGCAACGCCGCCCGGCAGATCGAGGAACTCTCCGATGACCAATGAAGCCCGCATCATCAAGATGGCCGCTCACATGGTGGCCTTCGCCATCAAGGGCCGCAAGGTGACGAAGGCCGAGAAGGCCGAACTGATGAAGCTGGCTCTGAGCCACGCTGAGGGCATCGTCGCCAAGCACGGGGCGCACCTGTGATCCCCGCCGCCGCCTACACCTTCGCCCGCATGTGGTCGCCGGCCATAGAGGATAGCGACGGCAACCGCTTCCTCATCCCAGGCGAAGCGCTGCGCTACCGGCGCCGGGATGCCTTGGCCGCTGCGGCGCGACACATCGCCGCCATCGAGGCCGAGATCACCGAGGACATGGCGCCATGAAACGGGCCGAGGCTCTGGCAGCCATCAAGGTGGCCGGGGCGACGGGCGACGCCCAGGCATTCGCCCGGCTCTACGTCGAACACCGCATCCGCTACGCCGTGGCGCTGGCCGCCTACCGCGAAGGCGCGGCGTTCGCCCGTTTCGTTAACGCGAGGCGGCAATCTGGTGATGAAAGCAAGGTTTCGATGACATGAGCAATACAGCCGATACCGCTGCGCGCGCCATCTGCGCCGAGCGGTGCGCCTTCATGGGTGAGCCGGCGTGCTGGGAAGTCGCGGGCGAATGGCCGAACCCCGCGTGCGATGAGCCAGGATGCCACGCGCTGGCTTTGGCCGCCGTAGCCGCGCTGGATCAAGCAGCAAAAGCCAAAGCCAAAGCCGACGCTACCGATGAGCGCGTGCGCAACTTCATGCGGCGGGAGGCCGGTTACTATGTCGATTGAACCAGCACCCAGCACGGCGACAGATGCTGAACGGTTGGTCGATTTCGTGTTTATCGCCAGCGGCCTTGTGCTTGGCGCCGAGGCGCAGCGCGAGTTTGCCGAGGCGATCAAGCGCGCCCATCAGCACGGCCACGACGCGGGCCGCGCCCAGCAGCACAGATACGAGCGCGGCGAGCGGTGCGGAGACTACCACGTCGCATGGCTGGATTTCATGGCGACGGAGTGCCCCGAGATATGACCCCCACCCGCCTACGTGAATGCCTCACTGCCCTAGACTGGACCCAGCGCGGCCTGGCGCGCCTGCTGGGCCGGCAGGAAGGCACTGTGCGCCAGTGGGCACGCGGCGCCGTGCAGGTGCCCGAGGACGTGGCTGCGTGGCTGGACAAGCTGGCCACGTACCACGTCAAGCACCCGCCGCCACAGCGCTTGTCGGTCGAGACCTGGCAGGCATAACGCGCCAGCCTAACCAAAGGCTCATATTTCCCCGGCTTAAAAATGCCTTGACCGACGCACGCGCGCCGGCTTACGGTCCGGGTAGGTAGTGTCCCGGTCCTGCTTTGGTGGAGACTGGTTAGTATGCGTGGCGCCGTCCCTGCCAGGGGACGGCGTTTCGCGTTTTAGGGCCTCTGTCTGGCCGCCTTGTATAAACTGTTTTTGCTTTTCAGCTTGCCTTGCGATATGCTGGGTAGGCATACATTTGACCATTGCTCTAAAGGCAAATAACATTGACTCCCGAAGCATAGTCATGGCAGGCCGCCCACCCTACAAGCCGACCGATAAAGACCGTCGAACGGTAAAATCCATGTCTGGCTACGGCATTCCGCAGCCGGACATTTCACGCGTTCTGAAGATCGACCTTAAAACGCTGCGGAAGTATTTTCGCGACGAGCTGGACACAGGCGCCGCCACCACCAACACCGCCATGGCGCAAAACCTCTATAAAAAGGCGATGGGCGATGGTCCCGCCGCCGTCGCCGCGACAATCTTCTGGCTCAAGGTGCGCGCCGGCTGGCGTGAAAGGGTCGAGCAAGAAGACCCAGATAAAGGCATCACCATCCGCGTTATAGGCGGGCTGCCCGACGATGCCTGAGCTAGTGGTGACAATGCCTGAGTTGCACGCCGGCCAGGTCGGCGCATTCAAAATGCTCGACCCCAGCGGCAAGCCCGCACGCTTCCGCGCCATCCGGTGCGGCCGGCGCTGGGGCAAAACCTCCCTGGCTAAAACCATGGCCGGCAACCGGATTATGCGAGGGCGCATCCAAGGCTACTTCGTCCCCGCCTACAAATACCAGACGGAAATCTACGACGAGCTGCTGGACATGCTGCGCCCGGTGGTAAAATCGCACAACAAAACCGAGGGCATAATTCGCTGCATCACGGGCGGGCGCATTGAGTTTTGGACCCTGGAAAACGACAGCGCCGGCCGTTCGCGTAAATACCACGACGTCTACATAGACGAGGCTGCGTTCACCAAACCCAACATGATCGACATCTGGAACCGCGCCATTCAGCCGACCCTGCTCGACTTCAAGGGCACCGCGACGGCACTCAGCAACGCTAACGGTGTGGACCCAGACAACTTCTTTTGGCGCATCTGCAATGAGCCGGAGCATGGCTTCGTCGAGTTTCACGCGCCAACCTCCAGTAATCCCTACATGCCGCAGGAAGAGCTAATCCGGTTGGAGGCGGAACGTCCGCCGCTGGTGTGGAAGCAGGAATACCTAGCCGAGTTCGTGGATTGGTCCGGTACCCAGTTCTTCAAACTCGAAAACCTGCTAGGCGAGGATGGCCAGCCGGTTGAATACCCCAAGCAGTCGGCTGGCGTGTTCGCGGTCATCGACAGCGCCACCAAGACCGGCAAGGACAACGACGGCACCGCCGTCATATTCTGCGCCCGTGGCGCCTTCGGGATGAAGCCAGAGCTTACCATCCTTGATTACGACATCTGCCAGATTGAAGGCGCCCTGCTGGAACACTGGCTGCCCGGCGTATTTGCCCGACTGGAGGAGCTGGCCGAGCAATGCGGCGCTCAAATGGGCAGTTTGGGCATTTGGATCGAGGACAAGGCGTCGGGCATGGTGCTGCTGCAACAGGGCGCCAGGCGCGGCTGGAACACCCACAGCATCAACAGCAAGCTGACCAGCGTGGGCAAGGCCGAGCGGGCTATATCCATCTCCGGCTATGTTCATCAGGGCAAAGTCAAGCTATCCAAGCACGCCCATGGAAAAACCTTGATTTACAAAGGTGCATCCCGCAACCATCTGATGCAACAGGTGCTGACTTTTACAATCGGCGTAAAAGACATGGGCGAGGATGACCTGTTAGACTGTTTCTGCTATTCCGTCGCCATCGCTCTAGGCGATCAGGAGGGTTTTTAATGGCCGACGCCATGGAAATGCTATCCGTTGCTCTGGCCGCCTACGGGTACGCCGTGCCGGCGGATGTACTGCGCGCCGCATGCCAGCGGTCAGGGGCGGTCATCAATATGACCGCCAGCACATCGGCGGCGCAGCACCTTTCCGCCCATCAGCAGTTGTCCCGCGAGGCTAGTCGATAATGTCCACAATCAATATCGCTGGGCCAAATCTAGGCGGTTCGCTGCAAGACCTGCTGATGGCTGATGAGTTGGTGCCGGGTTCCGACGTCAGTTATCAGCTATGCAAGACGATCTACTCTTACCACCCGCTCGGCCGCAAAATGGTCGATTCCCCCATTCTCATGGCGCAGTCGCAACCCCGTCAAATCAGCATCGCCAACTCTCCCGAGAACCGCGCTCGGCAGGCGTTTGAGGATGAATGGAACCGCATTCACGCGGACAAGTACATTGCCCAGTTGGGCAGCATCGCCCGCATTTATGGCGTGAGTTCCGTTATCGTCGGCGCCGATGGCATTGAGCCAGACAAGGAGCTGCCCACCGACAAACTGGGCGACTTGAAGCTGTACTTCAACATCCTCGACCCGCTGAACACCGCCGGATCGCTGGTGCTGAACCAAGACCCCAACAGCCCCGACTTCCTGAAGTCGGCTGCGATCACGGTTTCCGGCAAGCCATATCACCGCAGCCGGTCGGTGGTGCTGATGAACGAGCAGCCTGTTTATATCGAGTACACCACCAGCGCCTTCGGCTACGTCGGCCGCAGCGTGTACCAACGCGCCCTGTTCCCGCTCAAGTCGTTCGTTAATACGATGGTGACTGACGACATGATCGCCCGCAAGGCGGGCTTGATTATCGCCAAGCTAAAGGCGCCGGGTTCGATTATCGACAGCGCCATGCAGCGGCTGGCCGGCGTCAAGCGCCAACTGCTGAAGGAAGCCGCGACCAACAACGTTATGTCCATCGACATTGCGGAGAGCGTCGAAAGCCTCAACCTGCAAAACATCGACGGCGCCGGCAGCTTCGCGCGCAACAACATCCTCAAGAACATCGCCACCGCCGCCGACATGCCCGCCAAGATGCTGGACAATGAAACGATGGTCGCCGGCTTTGGTGAAGGCACCGAGGACGCAAAGAACATCGCCCGCTACATTGACGGCATCCGGAAATGGCTTGCGCCGACCTATGAGTTCTTCGACGAGATCGTGATGCGCCGGGCTTGGAACGTTGACTTCTACGAAACCATCCAGGCCGACTTCCCTGAGTACAAGGACGTCTCCTACACCGACGCTTTCTACCGCTGGAAGAATGGCTTCACCGCCACCTGGCCTAGCCTGCTGAAAGACCCGGAGGCGGACACCAAGGCGGAGGATGTGCGCCAGAAGGCCATCCTGGGCATGATGGAGGTCTTGCTGCCGCACATGGACCCCGACAACCGCACTCGACTGATCGAGTGGGCGGTGGACAGCAGCGGCGAAAACAAGACGCTATTCCCGCAGCCGTTGGTGCTGGATTACGAGGCGCTGGCCGAGTATGAGCCGCCGCAACCCGATGCTGGGCCAAAGCCGCCAGGGCCAGAGGGCCTGTAGCACGATGCTCTTTCCCGATCTTTCGCGCCGCCATGAAGCCGCAGCTGAAGTGCAGGAGTTGCGCGCCATTGCCGCCAGCCGGCTAGAGGCAGACAGGTTGAGAGCGCGCCGGGCTTTGGCCATGCAATCGCTAGCTGATCTTGCCGGCATTTTGTCGCAAGGTCAGCATGACGACGCGGAACAGCGGATCGCGGATGCGGTGGAGAAGATCGAGCAGATCGACCAGAAGATCGCGGACACCGGCCAGTGAATCAGCCGCTCAACTTCTATGAGACCATCACGGCGGCAGTCCGAGACATTTCGGAAAACGGCTACGACCCCATCCGCGTTGACCAATGGATGATGCTCATCCACCAAGCGGCGGTGCAGTCGCTCACCCCACCCGCGATGATGGAGCAGACGCTCCGCGCCTCGCTCGGCGAGCTGTACAAGCGATATGTGGAAAATGCCGCGCTGCTGAAGCTGAATCCTGGCGTTTCGCGGTTTACCCTCGATCAGGTAAAACCCAAGCTGCGAGCCGAGCTTGACCGGCGCATCATGGCCAGCGCCCAGCTTATCCGGCTCAACCGGGAAGCCGCCATCCAGAAGACGCTCCAGCGGTTCAGCGGGTGGTCAACGTCCATCCCGCAAGGTGGCTCGGGTGTGGTGGATAAGAACGAGACCAAGAGCGAAATCAAGAAGTCGCTCAAGCAACTGCCATTCGAAGAACGCCGCGTCATCATTGACCAGGGCCACAAGTTCGTGGCGGCCATCTCCGAAATCCTGGCGACGGACAGCGGCGCCATAGCTGGCGAGTGGCACTCGCACTGGCGCCAGCAAAACTACAACTACCGCCACGACCACAAAGAGCGCGATGAGAAGGTGTACGCGGTGCGCGGAAGCTGGGCCATAAAGGCGGGATTGATGAAGTGCGGGCCAGCGGGCTACACCGACGAGATCACGCAGCCCGGCGAGGAAGTGTTCTGCTTCCCCGGCGATTCAAAAATTCCATTCGCTTATGGTGCAATCAAAGCGTTCCGGCGTTGGTATGCAGGAGAATTGACCGAGATTATTTGTGCTTCTGGTAAATCGCTGAGAGGAACACCGAATCACCCAATCCTTACCGACAAAGGCTGGGTCGCTCTCGGCGCGCTGAAGAAAGGCGACTACGTCATCGAGATTACTGACCAATTGATCAAGCCGACGGAAGAAAACCAAAACCACGCGATACCCACAATCGCGGAGATATTTGGAACGCTCCAAGAAAACGGGATCACTCACTCGACGAACCAGCGGCCCACATACTTCCACGGCGATGCCTCTAAAGGCGATGTCGATATTGTAAATGCCGCACGGCCACTGACTTTCGGGATTAAGCCCCAAAGCGCTCAACCGGGAGAAAATTTCAACTTCTCCATACCCAAGGATTTTACCCCGGCGGGAAGCACGCGCAATCTTTTGTCCGATGGGCTGACGCTTTCCGCGCAAAGCCTCGTGAGCAGCAGAAGCCCTGGCGGATCGCTTATCACTGCTCATGGCTGCCATACTGACAATGTTGGCGGAAGAGCCGTCTCGCCGCTCAATCCCGCCTTTGATGAGGCGCCTTTGAATGGTGGTCCTGGAAATTCCCAATCGACGAGCTATGGAAAGCTCGCTTTCTCCGGCCAAATATGCGGAGCAGATAGCGAGATCGTCGGTTTCAATTCTGTCTCCGTCACGAATGGCGGGACCAATATCAATTTGCATTCTGCGCAAGGCTTGGAAAAGAGAGCTTGGGCGCCAGCCGAGAATCTTGGCGATAGCTGGCACCGCCTTCCCTTCGTCGCGCAGCCGACGGAAATAATCAACATCAAGCGGTCTAGCTTTTCTGGGCATGTCTATAACCTTCAAACGGTTGACGAGTGGTATGTGGCTGATGGAATCATAGCACATAATTGCAGGTGCTTCTACCGTTACATATACAGCCCGCGTTATTTGCCCGACGACATGCTTACCGAAAAGGGTAAGACCAAGTTGCAGGAGACTGGCCGATGAAGTCCATCGCCGACGCAATCGAGCGCATCGAGCGGACGCTTGGCCGCCAGGATAGAGAAGCGAAGCCGCTGAAGTCGAAGGCGGGTGGTCTGACGGAAGCCGGCCGCAAAGCGTACCACCGAGAGACCGGCGGCACGCTGCGCCCGCCCGTCAAAGACCCTAAAAACCGAAGGCACAAATCCTTCTGCGCTCGAATGAAGGGCATGAAGGCAAAGAATACCGGCAGCGAAGCCGCGCACGATCCGGATAGCCGCATCAACAAGTCTCTCCGCCGCTGGGGGTGCTGACCATGAAAGCCCTAGCCGACGCTGCCGCCCGCATTGAGCGAACCGTTTCCCGCCCCCGCCAGGACAGGATAAAGGCCGCTGCCGACCGCATCTCAGCCACCCTGGCTCGCGCCGACGCTGAGTTCAAAGAGGAAGACCACCCCCGCGCGGAAGACGGCAAATTCGGCAGCAAGGCTGGATCACGCAAACCGCGCATCTCGGCTCCGCTGGCTAAGGCGTTGAGCAAGAAACCGAAAGAGGAAGCGGCATTTCATGCCAGCAGCGAGGCATGGCGCCACGCTCCGCCGGTAATCATCGACGCCATTGCCAATGCCAAGCCGCTCAAGAGCGCCGTCCTTGCCCCCAATTCAGGCGCGTTTTACATGCCTGAAACGCACTCAGTGACCATCAACCGCAATCCAGACCTTTCTGACCGCGCGGCTGTGATGGTGTGGCGGCACGAGTTTGGCCACGCAATTGACTTTGCCGGCAAACGCCCGCCCGCATCAGCTGCGTGCAAAGCGCAAATGTATGCCGACAGCGCTCGCTCCGAAGAAATCAAAAGCCGCTACGAGGCCGCTATGGCGGAGAAGTTTGGCTCCCCAGATGATCCCGATTACAGGAAGCATGACGGTCTCTGGTTGTCGGATTTCGTTTGCGCGCTGACAAACTGCGATGCTGGCTATGGCCACTCGAAAGAGTATTTTGCCAACGAAGATTTCCGGCTTTGCGAGATGTTCGCAAACTATGTTACCCTCTCCAGCACCGAAAAAGGCGCTGAGTTTCAAGGGCTGCTGCACGAGATAGCGCCAGAATGTTGCAAAGCTTTCGACGACATCCTTAAGCAAAAAGGCAAGAAGTGGTGGCAAGTATGACGCTGGACGAAGCCATGGACGCATATCTGAAGAAGTTCAGAAGCCTCCCCACCCTGATCGGCATAAATGCAAAGCCAGAGAAAATGGCCGAAGTGCTATCGTCGGCGGTGGAAAGCAAAAACCCGCTTTCCGACAAGGACTGGTATCAAGCGCTGGACCTAACTCCCCCCCCAAGCGGCGCATTGTCTTGAACCAGTGTTGACATTTATCTACGGCACACTCTAGAGTAAATTCCGATCCATATCGCCTTAGAGGTAATATGCCGACCATTGCAGACGCGATTGATCGCATTGAACAGACGCTGACTGGCGAACGTGGTCGCGCTGACGCCGCCTTCAACGAAGGCGATCACCCGCGCGCGTCCAATGGTCAGTTTGGCTCAGGTGGTGGCGGCAGTGGTTCCAGCGCCAGTAAGCCGAAGCCGAAGTCGAGTGGTGGCTTTTTTGGTGGCAGCTCGCAGTCAAAGATGAAGGCCGCGCTGCACGAGGAAGGTCGGCGCGAGAAGGATGTGACCAAGGCAGAGAAGGTGTTGGCGGAGGCGGAAGCTGAGATGAAGGCCGCGCCAGAGGATAAGCGCAAGCAGCACGAGCCTTACGTGGATCGCGCCAAGAGTGCGCTGGCTGAAAGCCGCCGGCTGCACCAAGAGGCAACCGCCAATTTCGACCGACTTGCCGAAGAGTCGGAGGCGAAAGAGCGGAAGTGATCAAAGCCGCTGGCATCATGTTCCTGAACGACGCGGGGGAAACGCTTCTGTTGAAGCGTGGCCCTGGTGGCGATTGGCCTGGTGCATGGTGTTTTCCTGGCGGTGAAGTCGAAGATGGCGAGACTGTAGATCAAGCGGCGGTCCGCGAGTGCGAGGAGGAGTTGGGCTTTTACCCGGCTGGCTCTCGCATCGTTTGGACGCGTCGCATCAGTGATAACCAGTTTCCGCCGGGCGTTAACCAGCCTGCTGACGTTAACCCGGTTCCTGCCATCGGCGAGCCGGTGGATTACACGACGTTCTTGCAGCGCGTAGAGGGTCGCTTTGACCCCGAGCTAAATGGCGAGCATACCTCTTTCGCTTGGTGCAAAGTCGATCAACCCCCGCAACCTTTGCACCCAGGCGCCCGCGTCTCCCTTGATCGCCTCCACATGGACGAGCTTGGGGTGGCGCGGGCGATAATGTCGGGAGACTTGGTCAGCCCGCAGCATTACGAGAATGTGTGGCTGTTCAACCTCCGGATCACCGGCACCGGCACCGCCTATCGCAGCAAACTGGACGAGTACGTTTACCGGAAGCCGGAAAACTACCTCAACCAGCACTTTCTTGATCGTTGCAACGGCTTGCCGGTAATCTGGGAGCATCCAGCCGCTGGACGGTTGGACACTAAAGAATTCGTTGACCGCGTTATCGGCACCATCGTTCTCCCCTTCATCCAAGGGGATGAAGTCTGGGGCATCGCC